TGCCGAACGGCTCGGAAATCTGGTTTGGCGGGCTAGATGACAAGGAGCGGACTGAAAAAATCCTCGGGCAGGAATATGCCTCGATCTATCTGAACGAATGCTCACAAATCCCGTGGGCATCGCGCAACATGGCCGTGACGCGCTTGGCGCAGAAAACCCCGCTTCGGCTGAAAATGTATTACGATGCCAACCCGCCTGGAATGGCTCACTGGACATATCAGCTTTTCGTCAACAAGCGCGATCCTGATCGGAAGACGGCGGTTCCTAACCCCGACAATTTCAGTTCGCTGGTGATGAACCCGCAGGACAACGCGGAAAATCTGCCGAAAGAAACGCTTGAAGAACTGCAAAACCTGCCTGAAGCGCAGCGGCGCCGGTTCTGGCTTGGGCAATTCGCGGACACAACAGAAAGTGCCCTCTGGCCCCTCGAACTTCTCGATCAGCAGCGAATCTTGGACGGCAACGTGCCTGAAATGGTTCGCGTCATTGTTGCTGTTGATCCTTCTGGTGTGGCTGGCGAGGAAGACTCGCGTTCGGACGAAGTCGGAATAGTTGTTTGCGGGCTCGGCAAAGACGGCAGGGGATATGTTCTTGAGGATTTGTCGGGCCGCATGGGTCCGGCGATGTGGGGTAAGGCCGTAGTCGCCGCGTTTGACCGCCATGAAGCGGACGCCATAGTGGCGGAAGTGAATTTCGGCGGGGCCATGGGGGCGGAAATAGTTCGATCCGGCGCCGCTAGCGATGAGCGGATAATCAAGACGCCCGTGCCTTTCCGAGAAGTGAGGGCGAGTCGCGGCAAGATCGCCAGAGCTGAACCCATCGCGTCGTTGTTCGAGCAGCAGAAAGTCTCGCTGGTTGGTCGGTTCGAACATCTGGAAGCGCAGTTGGAAGGCATGACGACGGCTGGATATATCGGCAGTCGCTCGCCAGACAGGGCAGACGCGATGATTTGGGGCCTGGCTCATCTGTTCCCGGCCATGACGAAGCGTGATGATGGCGAGCGCGGTGGACACGTCCCAAAAGTGAACCTCAGTCCCGCGAGCATGAAATCAAGGATGCGGCGATAATGGATCGGTTCCACGAAATGTCGAACGGCATGATCATCGATCTTGATCAGGTCGTCGCTGTCTCCCCGAAGATGCAGATGGATTCCTTCAACGTGATCACCAATTCCAACACGATCCGGGTATCGGTTGATCCGGCTGATCTTGATGCGCAGCGGGATGCATTTGTGTCCGCGTGGCAGGAATGGAAAGGGCAGTGATGAAAGGCCTCTATGTCTACGGAGCGCTCTGCATGGGTTGACGGCTGCCACGTTTCACTGGCTTCGACCTATTTTGAGCCTGCTCCTTTGGGGTGGCCCAACGGCAATTTTCAGGGCTATATCCAAGATTGCCGTTAATTCTGTCCAACGTCTTGCCTGGGGGCCTTTCCCCCATGTCTTCGAAGAAGTTTTCAAACTTCTGCCATCTCTCGCATACCGTAATACCCTTGAGGACGTAGTAAATAGCCCTGCTTCTGTTCTCGTGCTTGCACCTGTCTTTGATGCCGAGCCATATGTTGTATGTGCTTGTGCGCCGCTGCGGGTGTCCCTGTCCATGCGTTGTCTTCGCAGCACTTACTCGTTCATTCCTGTAGCATCCGCACGATGACGTTGTGAAATTTGTTAAGTTCACGCTCTGGACTTCAGACATATTTCCGCAATCGCACTGGCAACGCCACATTGTTTTCCCACTTCTCGCAGGAAGACGCTCAACAACAGTAAGTCTGTTGAACTTCATACCAACAAAAACCCTGCTTCTAGGTGCCATAATACAAGCTCTCCTTTCGGCTTTTATTATAGCAGAAGGCAGAAAATTCGTCAAAGGATAGGTGAAACGTGTCGGGATTGTTTAGCAAGCCAAAAGTCACGCCGCCGACGCGTATGCCAGCGGACGAGAACGATCCTGCCGTGCGAGCCGCTGCCGAACAGGCGCGCCGTGCTGCATTGAGCCGTTCGGGCCGCAGCAGCACCATTCTCACCACGCCGTCAAGTGGCGGCGGAGGTGGCAATGCATATCGCCATTCCCTTCTTGGCCAGTCTGATTGAGCATTGCTTTGATTGATTCCCGCGCCAAGGAACTTGTGAGGATCGGCGACAGCCTTTTCTCAAAGCTACAGCCATGGAATGATCTAAGGCAGGAGATTTGCGAACTCAGCTACCCGATGAGGGCTGACTACACCACGACGCTGTCTCCTGGGGAGGATTTTCAGGGCAACATCATGGATTCGTTCATGGTGCAGGCTCGCGAAACCTTGGGCAACATGCCGCATGCCGTCCTGCGTCAGGGCGATTGGTTCACGCCCTCCACGGGCGATGAGGAGATAGACGAAGACCCGCAGAACATGGCGTGGTTCGACGGCGCAAAGGCCAAGATGCGCAAGGGGATGTATATCCCCCGCGCCAACTTCGTCGCCGCCATGATCGAGGCTGATCACGATTGGGTATCAGTCGGCAATCCGGTCCTTTCTGTTGAAGAAAACAAGGATCGCAACGGGCTCCTCTATAAGGCCTGGCATCCTCGCGATGTCGTCTGGATGATGGATGCGGACGGACAGATAGATCACGTCCAGCGCACACTGATGATGTCGTGCCGCAATATCAAGAAGCGCTGGCCCGATACCTGCCCGCAGGAAATCAAGGCCTGCTGCGAGAAGGAACCGGATAAGCAGTTCAAACTCCGGCATATCCTGATGCCCGTCGAGGATATGTATGGCGATGACAAGGCCATGCGCCGCAAGTTCGGCCGCAACAAATATGTCTCGCTCTATGTCGCTGTCGATTACAACACCATTCTCGGGCAAGCCGGGACACCGGTATTCAACTACGTCGTGCCGCGCTGGCGCTCACTGTCAAACATCTCGATCGGGTTCTCACCGGCTACGATAAACTGCCTTGCAGACGGCAGGATGCTGCAGGAAATGGCGCGCATCATCCTTGAACAGGGTGAGAACGCCATCAACCCGGCGACTGTCGGCGCTGCGGATGTCTTCAAGAACGACATCAATCTCTATGCCGGCGGGTTCACGATGGTGGATCTGGACGGGCGAAAGCTGCAAGATGTGATGCAGGTCATGAACGAGGGCGGCAACGTCCAGTTCGGCATTGAAATGCGGCAGGATGTCCGCAATCTGATTGCTGAATCGTTCCTCTTGAACAAGCTGATACTGCCGAACGCTCGGGAAATGACAGCGTTCGAAACGCAGGCGCGGCTTGACGAATATCGCAGGGCAGCATTGCCGTTCTTCGGGCCGATCGAGAGCGAGTATCACCTCAAGGTGCTCGAAGTCACGTTTGATTTGATGCTGGCAAACAAGGCCTTCGAGCCGCCGCCGCGTGTGTTGAGAGAGCGTGATCTCACCTTCCAGTTCGAAGGCCCGCTGAACACGCTGGAAGGCCGGCAGACAGTCGCGGCGTTCCAGGAGAGCGTGCAGATCATCGCCGCTGGTGTTCAGGCTTCTGGTGATCAAACCATTGCCAAGGGCTTCAACATCAAGACGGCCACGAAAGACGCTGTCCGTGGTGCCGGCGGAAAACCCGACTGGTTTGTCAGCGAGGATGATCAAAAGGCGATCGACCAGCAGAGCGAACAGACGCAAGGCCTCATCCAGGCCGCAGCCATCGCCAATGCAGGCGCAACGACAGCGAAGAACATCGGTGACGGTGCTTTGGCATTGCAGCAGGCAGGCTTGTCGCAGGCAGGCGGAATCTAAATCGACAAGGAAGAGGCATCCATGTCATTCATTTCAACCTATGCATACCGGTGGTTCGGGATATTCGAGTGCAGCCGTGAATGTCTGCGAAGCCGATACATCGAACTCAGTTGGCGGCCCGGTTTGGCGCTAAGCGTCTATCACTACGGCGATGAAGGTGAGCCATACGGGCTCAACATCCATCTTGGCTGGCCGAACATCTTTCTGAAATTGCCGTTCCGCCGCCACAAGCCGAAGGCGTGGGATGCTCGCGATCCTTCATGGGGCTTCTCTGTCGTTGATCGTTCCGTTCATTTAAAATGGGGCGCGCGGTACAAGATAATCGACATGCCGTGGGCCACGGGTACATGCGTCCGGTCAAGCACGCTTCTCGCCGATGGCACATGGGCGCATGAAGACCCACGCTGGAACCGTCTCGACATAATCGAAGAATGGCGCACGAAGCGAGCCGAGCAGCGAGAATTCATCGAGCAGCATCGCTGGGAAGAGACGTATCCATATCGCTATGTCCTCAAGTCTGGTGAGGTGCAAGAGCGATTCGCTACCGTCAATGTCGAGGAGCGTGAATGGCGGCAACATTGGCTTAAGTGGACGCGGATGTTTGCTCACGTTAGCCGCACGGTCTCAGTCAATTTCAGCGATGAAGTCGGCGAGCGCTCTGGATCATGGAAGGGCGGCTGCACCGGCTGCAGCTATCAAATGTTGCCCGACGAAACGCCTGAGCAGTGCCTGCGCCGCATGGAAGCCGAGCGGAAGTTTTGAGGAGGCACCCATGTCCAACAGAATTGAAGCCGATCAGGGCTCAAAGATGCTGATGAAGGCGATCAACAACACCATCGCCGAATTCACCACCCATACCCCGATGAGCGTGGAGCAGATCGTCATTTGCCTGGGCTACATGACGGGCAGGGCGATCGGCCATATCGAGGGGCGGAACAACCGCCGGATCATCAAGCAGGCCGTCGATGCCAATATGGAAGTCGGCATTGACCAGCAACTAAAAATGAGCGGCGAATCCACGATCCTGATGCCGACAGGGCTGGCGCAGTAATCCATGAGCAAACGCATAGCGATCAACTGGACCTCTGCCGAGGCCTTGCTGATCCGCGCCCTGTTGCGCGATCCGGCCCACCAGAAGGCGATTGAACTCATCTGGCGCAAGGCCTGCGGCGTTGGCGAAATGCCGTTCGTTGACGGCGACGATGGCCGCCGTCTCACAGATTTCAACCTTGGACGACTGGCTGTTGCTCAGTCTCTTGTCCCGCTCGCATCGGCGGAAGTCGGCCGACGCATAGCGAAGAAGCAGACGACTGAGGCAAACGAGGCACGAGAAAATGACTGACGCAATCACAACGCTGCTGGCGGATGATCCCGCTCCAGCCCCGGACGACAAGAACACGCCTGCACCGGCTAATGATCCGGCACCGCAACCCGATCCGGCTCCACCTCCAGCGCCATCTCCCGAACCGAAGAAGGACGATCCGGTCCCAAAGGCCGATCCTGCCCCGGTGCCAAAGGACGATAAGGCCAAGCCTGACGATCCAAAGCCGAAAGACGAGCCGAAGGATTGGCGCCAGGAAGCAACCGGCGGCAACGAAGATTATCTCAAGACCATCTCGCGTTACGGCTCAATCCAGGGCGTCGTCAAAGCTCTTCACGATACGAAGATGCTGATCTCGCAAGGCAAGTACCAGCGCGGCAAGCCGGAAGACGAATCCGACGAAAAAGCCATGAAGGAATGGCGCAAGCAGGAAGGTATCCCAGACAAGCCGGAAGACTACAAACTGCCGGATGTCGTCACGAAGAGCCTCACCGACGCTGACAAGCCGGTGCTGGCCAATTTCACCGAGTTTGCCCATTCAAAAGGTGCACGGCCGGATGTCGTCTCCATCGCTTCGGAATGGTACGTGCAGCAGCAAGCCGCCGCTATCGAGCAGCAGACTGTAGCCGACAACGGCCACCGCGAAGACGCGGAAGATGCTCTGCGGCTCGACTGGCAAGGCGAATACAAGGGCAACATGAACCTCGCCAAACGCTTCCTTTCCGAAAGCCCGCTGGGTGCCGAAGGTTGGGCAGGCTTGCGTGACAAGGACGGCCGCATGCTAGGCTCCAATGCCGAGTTCCTGAAATGGGCATCCGACCAGGGCCGGGAGCGCTTCGGCGACTCCGTCTTCGCCAATCCCGACACCGAGCGCAGCATCAATGCGCGCAAGGAAGAAATCATGGGCATCATGAAATCCGATCGCGACCGCTATTTCCGCGAGAAGCTCGATCAGGAATTCATGGGCATCCTCGAAAAAGAACAGAAGCGCCGGAAATAGGCGCAAGAAATAGCGGTGTACCCGCTTATCCTTTGCAGATGATGGCCTCCCCGTAACCACGGCTCCATCAGACGCAAACTCCACCACATGCCAATCGAAAAGCTCTTGAACGAGAACGGTCTCCCCGCTCCGGCGGCCCCGCTATGCGTTCAGGCCTCCCTTACTCGATCCGGCTCCTCACCCTCAATCACATCTGAAAGGTACGCGATATGGCTGAGACAGCCTTCGAAATCGCCTACAGGGAAGAGACGATTGCCGGTTTCGAGCAAGGTCAAAGCTACCTGCGCTCCACGGTAACGACTCAAGCTGTTATCAAGGGCAACCAGGCACGGTTCCTCGTGGCTGACACTGGCGGCGCGACTGCCGTCACCCGCGGTACGAACGGTATGATCCCGTCCCGCACCGACAACCTCACCACCTCAACGGCAACGCTCGTTGAGTGGCACGACAAGCCCCGCAAGACGAGCTTCAATATCTTCGCCTCCCAAGGCGACGGTAAGCAGATCATGCAGAACGGCACCATCAAGGTGATGAACCGGAAGATTGATTCCGACATCCTCACCACCTTGGCGACCGCCACGCAGTATGCAGGAACCACGGCGCTGCCGGCTTCCCTCTCCACGTTCGCGTTCTGCCGCGCCCTGCTTGGCAACAACGACGTGGACACCACGGATGTCGACAACATGTTCTTCGTCATGACGCCGGCCTTCGAGGCCTACATGATGCAGACGCCGGAATGGTCGTCCAAGGACTATGTCGAGGTCCGCATCATGGGCGGTCCCGTCATGCGGTATCTCCGCTTCGGCGGCTTCAACTGCATCCTGAACGGCAATCTGCCGAACAAGGGCACGTCTTCGGAAATCTGCTACGCCTATCACCGCTCCGCCATTGGCCACGCCGCCAACACCGGGGAGATGATGGTCAAGGTCGGTTACAACGACGAAGACGACTACTCCTGGGCTCGCACGTCCATGTACATGGGCGGGGCTCTTCTCCAGAACGCAGGCGTTGTCAAGATCCGTCACGACGGCTCTGCCTTCGCGGCCACGGCATAAGGAGGTCAGATCATGGCTTATGTCGCAAATAATCTGGTTCTCCTGACGTCTACCATCAGTGACGCGATGGGGAGCTACTACCAGTACACCACGGCGTCCGATTCAGACGCCACGATCGTTGGTGCCAGCTATTTCTCGGACGGCGCCGACAAGGGCATGAAGGTGGGCGACATCGTTGATGTCATCGCCACCACCGGCCCGAAATACAAGAGGTATCAGGTGGCTTCCGTCTCCGGCTCCGCCGCGACCGTCGCCGCCCCGACAGCGATCACCTAAGCGGCTCGCAGCTTCGGCTGCGGGTTGCCTCGTCCTGTAGCCGGATAGTGCGTCGGCGGTGCTCCTCCTCCCAAATCGCCGACGCATATCTCCGGTTCCATCATCATCAAGAGGCACATCATGAAAATCACCAGCAATCAAATGGCGCTGGAAGAACACGCACGCGCCAGCTATCTCGTGGAAGCGGCCGCCGGCTTTACCCGCGAGGACGCCAACAATGCGGAATCGTGGGTGCATGTCATCCCGAGACTAAGGGCCAAGGACAAGCTTTCCGTCCTGCCGATCGATCGAAAGTGGTACGGCGAATTCATCGTCACCGTTTGCGAGGACACAGACTTCGCCCTTGTCGAGGTGCATTACCGCGATCTCGTCGCGACGGAAGGCTCCGCCGGGACAAGCGTCAACGGCTATGAAGTCTCGTGGGGCGGGCCATCGCAGCGCTACCGCGTCAAGCGCACCTCTGACGGCGCCGTGATGGTTTCCGGCATGGAAAAGGCTGAAGCCGAAGCCTGGGCTGCCAATGGCGGCAAGCCGGCGAGTGCTGCGGCGTGAACCCGTATCTGCT